GCAGACCCAAGTATTGCTCCAGTAATCGAAGTTGTCTTTTTGGACGGGCAAAGCGAACCCCTGCTGGCGATGGAAGAAAGTTTCAACACCGGCGGCGTTAATTACCGGGTGGAGCTGCCGTTTGGCGTCGGCGCGATCGGCTACGAAGGCGCCTACAAAAACGCCGGCGCTTAATTAATCGGCAGGGCGGCTCGGTAACGGGTCGCCATCTCCCCTCAACAGAGAATACAGGACAGTCAACATGGCTAAAAATTATATCAAACCCGGTGACGTGATCGATTATGTCAACGGCACCGGCGTGGCTATTTTAAGCAGCGACCCGGTTGTCATCGGCAATCAACAAATGGGCATAGCTCTAACTGATATTGCAATCTCCGGAACTGGATCGGTGGCCAAAGAAGGCATTTTCTCACTGGCAAAAAATACCAGTATGGCAGTCGTGCAAGGGCAAAAGCTCTGGTGGGATGCGACCGCTAAAACGGTAATCAATGCCCCGGCGCTGAACGCCTATTTTATCGGCTATGCCGATGCGGCAGAACTGGCAGCAACGGCAACCGTGCATGTAGATATCGAGGAATTTGACGAAGAAGGACCCCGGACATTGACGCTGGCAGCAACAGGCGCAAAAGCGCTGAATGTCGGTGACTTTGGCAGCGGCGACTTAACAGTGCTGGCCCCAAACACAGCAGCACAGACTGTCAGCCTTGCCAGCGTAGCAGCCATCCAGCCTGGCGCTAAGTTGACCGTTAAAAAAACCTCGGCCGACGCCTTTGCGGTAACGCTTGATCCTGCTGGAGCAGAAACAATTGCAGGCGGAGCGACTTTCGCAACGATTGATGCGGCGAATGATTTAGGCCAATTCGTGTCTACGGGCACGGCATGGGTATTGATCCACTCGGTTATTGCGGCGTAATCATGTTTGGCAGAATCGGCATAGACTGGATGCAGCGCACCACTAGGCTTGCCGCAGTGACCTTAACCGGCGCTGCCTTTGCTTTGGTGTTTATCTGTCTGGGTCAACTTGAAAAAGCAGTTGCTGTTACAGGTTTAGCCAGCACCGTTGCTGGGGCGCTTGGTTTCGCGGTGAAAGACTGATGCCTTATATATTCGCCGTCATTTTTGTTGCCGGTTGCTGGCTGGGTTATTGGGGCGAGCATACGGTCAGTAAGTCCGAAATTCAGCGTTATGATCTTGCGCTTCAAGTACAAAAAACCGAAGCGCAAGCCCTTCTGTCCAGCGTACAGTCCCGCATTGCCGAGTCTGAGAAAAACGCTATTTTTGCCAACCAACAACTGGATAAGTCCCATGAAACAGCGATTAACAGTATCAACACTTTGCATGACTCTTTTGCTGCTGTCAGGTTGCGCGACCCCGGACGTCGGCAAGGTAGTGATTGCCCCGTGCCAGCAAGTGCAGGTGCCGGAAAGTCTAAAGACGAAGCCGATAGCGCCGAACTTTCAACAGAGCTTACAGGATTTCTTGTCGATCAAGCCTACCGGGCCGACACCATAGCCGCTTATGCAGCGGCCTGTTACCAATTTGTAGAAACTAACTGCGGAATATCGGTGCCGCAGCAATGAAAACGCATAGTCACCTATGGAAAAGATGATGCCTGAAAAAGATCCGCTTTCATACTCGCTAATCACCTATGCCTGGGTGTTCGGAATATCGCTATTCGGTGGTCTTGCCGGATATTTTCGTAAAGTAAAAAGTGGATTGATCAGCCGGTTTTCATTGATTGAGTTGGTTGGTGAGATGTTTATAAGCGCCTTTGTTGGCGTAATGACCTTTTATTTGTGCGAGTGGGCCGATATACCGGGTCCATTGGCCGCCGCTTTAATCGGCATCGCTTCTCATATGGGCAGCCGGGCAATCTTTATATTTGAAACCGCGGCTGATAAAGCATTTCAGCGGTTTGTTAATGTTGAAAAGCTATGACCGACATCATCGACCAAGCCAACGATTACGCCGAGAAAGAGCGCCAAATCGCCATTGCTAACCGCATCCCGTTTACGCTCGATGCAGGCAAGCCGGGCGACTGCGATTTTTGCGGAGAATTCTTTGGCAGGCTGGTTGATGGCGCTTGTGTGTCGTGCCGAAATGCGGCCGGAGGGTAGTCGATATGGCGAACATTACAATAACAGGACTGGGAGATGCGATAAGTGATCTTGATTATTTTAGCTTGCAGCAGCTGCCAGCAGCGTTGGCGATGACGCTCACTGATATTGCCAACATAGCCAAAGACAACGCCTACGAAGAAATGAGTCGGGTATTTAAAAGCCCTACACCGTTTACGCTCAATTCGTTAAAAATAGAAAGAGCGACAAAGAATAAACTTGAGGCCAAACTTTTACTAAAAGACCCATCTAGGCATGATGATCCGCACCATTACTTGAATGTAGAGTTGAACGGTGGCGAGCGCGGTTTTAAGCCGTTTGAAGCAAGGTTGTTTTTTAAAGGAAAAATACCCGAAGGCCAGAGGCTTGTTCCAGCATCCGGCGCTACGCTCGACGGCTATGGCAATATGAGTCGTGGGCAAATTACACAGATATTGGCTTATTTCGACACTTTTAACGAGGATAGCTCACTAAATCCGAGTAAAAAAGGAAGAGGTTTTAATGCCAATATGGGTGATAAAGGCAGGGATCGGCTTAAAAAAGGCACTAAAAAAAGATATGGATTTGGATATTTTGTAGTCAATCCGGGGGCAGGTGGGCATTTAGGCCCTGGCATTTATAAGCGCACCAACATGAGTTCTGGGAAATTAGTCGGCCCCGCCGCGCCGATACGACCTGTAATGGTGTTTAGTGACGTGGCTGAGTACTCGCCCCGAATAAATCTACAGCGTATTTTAGATGATACCTATGCAGCAGATGCTGGCAGTCTATTTGAGAGAAATATTGAAAACGCCCTGCGTACAGCTAAATGGGCGACAGGATGATTAGCTATGTTTGACGAATCCGCCCTTAACACCGCCGTAGCCAGCGTATTTTGTAACAAGGCCGCAGTCTGGACAAGTCCAGCCGGAACGGTCGGCATTATGGTCGCCTTGACCATCTTGCCGATCTACGACGAGACAACATTTAAAATCATGGGAGAGTCGATCACAGCAGGATGCCCCTACACCCCTATTGCAGCCATGCAGCGCAATGACACGCTAACTATCGGCACAGTAACTTATAACGTCTTAGCTGTAACACACGACAGCGCAGACTGGGCAACAATTTCCCTGGAAAAACAATGAGAATATTACCGATCATCGCCCGCTTAAAAACCAACTGCGCGCTGCTCAACAACCGGGTAGAGCCTGCGAAAAGCCTTACCGCGCTGACCGACGACGAAGTAAGAGAAGGCTTGCCTATCGTTTTTGTTTACTCGGTCAAAGAAGCTGCTGGATCTAGCAATTTAGTCGGCATGACTAGCCAGCTAACACCCAAACTTTTCACCGTCGTCATTGCCGCCAAAACTTCGGATGCTACTTCGGAATACATGGAGGATGTACGCGATCAAATCAGTGCCGCGCTAATAGGACACCCACCATACGCGGGACATGAGGCCATAGAGTATGTTGGCGGTGAAATAATCAATATCGCTGGCGGCGTTACTTGGTGGAAAGACACTTATAAAACCGAAACTTACATAAGAGGATAGGGCATGGCAACTGAACAAAACGATAACGACTCAACAGGCGCACATCACGGCTATGCCGGTGAGCCGGGCACCTATATTTTGCAAGATGGAAAGCACATTGCCGTTGACCCGGTGACGTTACAGCCGCTGTCGCCACCAGAACCCGACCAGGTTATCGAACAAACGCCTGAGCCAACTAAACCCGCAGCGAAGCAATCCAAAGAAGTTTTGCCCGCCGCTAACACGACTGAGTAAACGCCATGTCAGATACCTTAAATTTACGCAAGCAAATCATCTTCGCCGCAATGGAAACCGCAGGCTATGGCGTCGATGCCGTGCCGACCAGCAGCGGTAGCATCCTGTGCGGCAACATCAGTATCAGCCCGCTGGAAGGCGAATCCGTCCAGCGTAATAACATCCGCCCCTACATGGGCAACCTGGGCAGCATCCGCACCAGCAGTTATGTAAAACTGAGTTTTGAGGTTGAATGGGCTGGCAGCGGTGCGGCGGGGACAGCGCCAAAAATGGCGACCCTGTTGAAAATGTGCAATATCACCGAGCAGTTACTGGCGGCCGCCGTCACCGGATCGGCACAGGTCGGCGGCTCGTCAAATACGATCAAGTTGGCGGCTGCTGCGTCCGCAGATGATGGTTATTATGTAG